TTTTTAACTGACAAAGGATGGATAGAGGCAGAAAATTTAACCATCAATGATAAATTAATTGAAATTTATGAGCCACAACGATATGGATTAGGTAGTGAATCAGAAGCTATATTATTAGGATACTTACTAACGGATGGTTGCTACTCTAGAGATAAAAGATCTGAGCTACACTTTACTAACACAAATTGGAAATACTTACTAGAATTTCAAAAACACTTCGAATTATTATTTAAGCAAAGACTCCGGATTACATTACATAATCGTAAGGGACTGAATAAAAGCAAAAAGAATAGTTATAGGATTACATCTAATGTCCCAGAGGCTAAAGATTGGCTGAGACAGATAGGAATAAGTGGCCAAAAGTCGAGTACAAAAGAGATCCCAGAATACGTCTTTAGATGGGACAATAAGAGCATAGCGACTCTATTAAATAGAATGTTCGCTGGAGATGGCTGGTATAGCGGATCACACTGCAATGAAATCGGTATAGGATCTTTATCACTGAAAATGCTTAATCAAATTAAGCAGCTACTAAGTCGATTTAACATTGACTGCAATATTTATAAATCGACGGCGAAGAGCATCCATAAATTACGAATATTTGGAACGGATAATTTTGTTAGATTTGAAAAATATATTGGAATAAAAGGGAAGACAAAGAGACTTGAACATCGCACCGCAGGATTCTTCAATGGAAGAATAAAAGGAACCATCAAATCTGTAAAGCATACTGGAGAGATAAGGAAAGTATATGATATTGAAGTTGAAAACGATCATAACTTCATAGTCGATGGCGTAGTAGCTCATAATTGTCGACAAGCGGGGGCCTCTAAGATAGCTGGAGCATTCTCACTATGGTTTGCAATGTTCCACAACCACAAAACAATACTAATTGTTTCACGGACCGACAACGATGCAATGGGCTTCCTGCGAGAGCAAGTAGTATTCTTGTTCGAACACCTGCCAAAATGGATGCAAGAAGTCTGGAAACCAGTTAAGCAAAACGAGCACGAAATAGAATTTCCAAATGGGTCCAGAATTAAAAGCCTAACGTCACACCCAGACGTATTGAGATCTAATGCAGCTTCACTAAATATTATTGACGAAGCAGCGTTTATTCAAGGGATGGACGTTATGTGGGCGGGTGGTTGGCCTTGCACGACAGGTGATACTCTTATACAGACAAGTGAAGGACTTGTTCGCATAGAGGATTTAGCAAATGGTGGTAATCCCTGGAAGCAGCATAGCGTATATGTTGCGACCGATGAAGGATATCAGCTAAGCGACAAGGCTTACGTATCTGGTAAGCAACCTATAATAAAATGTGTGACAGAGCTAGGTTATGAAATAAAGGCGGCTAAGCACCATAGGGTAAGAACAATAGATAAAGATGGGATATATGAATGGAAGCAGATGGAAGATCTCATTCCTGGCGATATCATTATAAGTAAACCTGGAGAATTTCAAGGCAAGAGACAAAAGCTACATAATGGCATAGAATTAAGCCCAGAATTTGCAGAAATATTAGGCTTATATATTGGAGATGGTTCGATAAGTATCAACAGGCCAAAAAGATTCAAGATAATCTTTGATCCGCAAGATGTAGCTACTAGAGATTTAATAGTAGAACGATTTAATAAGTTGCCATTCGATTTGACGACTAAAGCTTATCCAGAAACAGAGTGGGATACTCAAAATCTTAGACTTAACTCATGCGAATTTATAGAGTTAATGGTTAAGAATAGACTAAATTCTAAGACAATACCACAAGACGCAAGAATTCCTGATTTAATACTTAAGAGCGATGAGGAAGTAGTCTGCGCCTTTCTAAGAGGATTATTTGATTCAGATGGATGGTGTTATCAATCCTCAACATCTTTAAAGTTAGGCTTTAGTAGCACTAGTGAGAGATTGGCACGAGAGGTACAAGTCTTACTGCATTCTCTAGGTATCTTATCTAGACGATATCTGGTCGAAACCGAGAAGGTTCCAGATAAAAATGATTTAAGATATTCAGATGAGCCATACTGGAGAGTAGATGTTTGGGATGCCAGCAGTAAATTAATCTATAGAGAAAAAGTCGGCTTTATCACAGAACGTAAGCAGAAGTGCTTAGACGAATTTAGAGGCGAACTTTCGCATTCTGAAATAGACCATCCCGTGCTAGTGGGAGAATTTGCTAACGCTGTCATTAAAGCCATGCGAAATGGGTCCACATTTAGAGAATGTACAGATAAGCGTAAGTGGAATCTATATAGAATAAGAAGGACAGGAGTAATCCGAGAATCGCTGGTCACAGAGTTAGCAGCAGAATTCGGCTTACAAAACAATAGGCTAGCGTCTTTAGTTGATATGGGGCTATATTTTGACAAAGTTCAGACGCTCACAAATGGTGAGGAAGAGACGTACGATCTATCGGTCCCAAAGAATAATACATATTTAGCTAATGGCATGGTTAGCCATAACACTCTGCAGCATGGTGGTAGTGTTATAGTAATTTCAACAACAAACGGAGTTGGGAACTGGTACTGGTCTACATGTACTGAGGCTGAAGCGGGAACTAATGTTTTTAATCCTATTGTTATAAATTGGTATGATATGGATTGGGAGATCGAGTATGTTGATCCTATTTCTAGGAAGCATACTCGGATAGCTCCTCGGGATGGTATTAAGAAGTGCGTTTCAAAAGATGATATTTTAAAGTATGGTCCGTATTGGTCTCCTTGGTTAGAGCAGCAGTACAAGGCGCTGCAGGAGAAGGGTGAGGCTTGGAAGTTTGAACAGGAAGTTTTAGCTTCTTTTATTGGCTCTGGTAATACTGTTTTACCTAAGGATGTTTTGGCTCATTTGGCTACTACTGTTTGTGAGCCTGAGATGCGTGTGTCTGGGGTTCAGACCTATGTGCATCCGCAGACTGGTGAAGCTGAGGAGATGATCTTCGACTTTAAAGAACCAGAAGAAGGATTATGGGTCTGGAGAAAGCCGATCGTTGCTAGACCTGAGAAGAGGAGAGGCAATGAGATAATTGAGTTAGCTCAGCCTGCACATTCTTATGTGATGGGTGTTGATACCGCGACTGGCAAGGGTAAGGACTTTCATGCGATTGAGGTTTTTGATGTTATCACGCGTGAGCAGGTCGCTGAGTTTATGGCGAGGTGTTTACCGAGGGATTTGGTTAAGTATATTGATAGGATTGGTAGATGGTATAATTGTGCTTTAGCTGTGGTTGAGCGTAATAACGGTGGCGATATTATTATTGATGAACTACGTTATCAGATGATGTATCCGAAGCTATATAGGAAGAAGGATATTAATGATAAGCCATCAGCTGGCTCTAGAAGACGACAGAAGGCACTTAAGATCAGTCCGTATGGCTTCTCGACCAGTATGGCTAGCAAGCCTGTGTTGAACCAGTATCTTATCAATTATGTTAGGGATAATGATGAAGAAGGCTATAGGATATATAGTGCCAGATTGTTAAAGCAGTTTCATACTTATGTTAGGAAGCGCGATAGATTGGGACATGATACTTCTAGAACTGAGGCTGAGGAGGGCGTGGGTAACTTCGACGACTTGGTTATTGCGACTGGCTTGGCTTTAATCGGCACTAGCGATAATTTGGTAGTTGATGCTGGTAATTTGATGCCTTTTAATTCTAATGTGAGTTTTAAGAGTAATACTGGTCCTACTATTTTGTCGGATGAGCAGCAGTTAAATGTGCAGGGTGATTGGACTTCGAAGGGTGGGGCGACTATGCTTATGCCATTGTCTTTATCGCCCGATGAATTGCCGGAGACTGCGGCTCAGAGGGTTTTGGATAATTATACTTTTCAGCTAGGCGGGATTCCGATTAGTGAGGGTAAGCCTCTTGTGACTCCGCAGAAATATTTTTATGAGCGGAAGTGATAAGCTAAGAGCCGCATTTCTGCGGCTCTTGCTTGTTTGAGTATTGGCTATTTAGACTACTTAAGACAGTCTTTGAGAGCTTTCACTGGCTTGACGCGTACTACGCTAGATGCTGGCTTGGCTTTGACTTCGACTTCTTTTTTAGTGAATGGCGAGATCTTTACACCTGCTTCTACTGCTGGCTTGTCGATTCTGTTAACCTTACATACGCCTGGTACGGTAAAGGTGCCGACTGATTTGTCTTGCTCAACGGTTAGTTCTGCTATCTTGTTGAGTGCGTTTGTAGCTTGTGCGACAGTGATGCCTGCGGCATCGGCAAGGTTCTGTCGTAGTTCTGCTACGGTCATTGGTTTAGTGTCTGACATAGTATCCTCCTTAAGGAATTAGACTTGCTATAAGACCTGTTATATACTCTAAATACGTAAATGTAGTTATATATTAGTAGGATAAATATCAACTATTCAGATTTATAGCCAGCTTCGTTGATACGGTAGCTCTGCGGTTGTGTTATTATGTCGTTTGAATAGACTATATAACCGACTTTAAATTTTTGGGATTGACTTTCCCGGTCTTCTGCAGAATCACCATAGCAGTCACAGGTACTAACTAAGTATTGGTATACTCCCATACATGATTGGCATTGATATACTATATTATCTAATAGTTCGATTAGAACATCACCGTGGCATGGTTTTGGATGGCACCAGCATCCAAGCGTTTTGCCTTCTAGCGTTCGCAGTTTATCTAATAAGTGTGGTTGATTTATGATCCAAGATTTATACTTCTCTATTACTGCTTCTCTATCACCATCTGGGCCTATTTCAAATGGATTACCCCATTCGCTTGGTCTGCCTATATAGACATCGTATGGCTCTTTTTTACAATGTACTAATCGTGCTTTCATTGCGGATTTGAAATAGGAGGTATGTGTGTAAATATAACATAGCTTTTAATACATTTAATGCAGAGAGTAATAGTTAGCTATGCCTAGTAATTGGTTAGTGTTCGACAGAATTAGGGCTTTAGCTAAGCAGTATAAAATATACCAAGCTGAGCGGACTTATCAAGACCAGCCCAATCTAGATAGACTAACCGCTGGTGGCGACTTCCTGGACATGAACCAGCAAGCCGCTATTCTAGACCAAACTAATCTGCAAATAAACCGTTTAGAGAGATATAAAGACTATGAGCAAATGGATCAGACGGGCGAGATAAGTCTTGCCTTGGACCTTTATGCTGATGAAGCTAGTCTTGTTGATCCAGAGAGAAAGCACACTCTAATTATTAGAGCCCGTAATAGGCGACTAAAGAGAGAGTTAGAGGACTTGTTCTTCAATACTCTGCGATGGGACACCTATCAAAGACCGACTACCAGATATTTATGTAAGTATGGCGATGCACCTTTTGAGATTATATTAGATGCTAACCGAGAAGGTGTTTCTGCTCTAAAATTCATGAATGTCTATAATTTTACTCGTATAGAGACTAGGTACGGTGATCTTGTCGGTTTTTTCTATATGGATGCTATGTATCCTAAGCCTCAATTCTTGCATCCTTGGCAAGTAATGCACATGAGGCTGACTTCTTTCGAGAACATCTATCATCCTTATGGACGAGCAGTTTTAGATGGAGGCAGAAAAGCCTTTAAACAGTTAAGGTTAATGGAGGATGCTGCTTTAATCTACAGAATAACGAGAGCACCTGAAAAGAGAAAGTTTTTTATCCCGGTCGGTATGATACCACCTAAGGAAGTACCTGAATACATGCAAATGCTGGCGCGAAATTTCAAGCGTCAGAGATTTTATAATCCTACGACTGGGACTTTCGATGAACGGTATTCGCCTTTGATTCAGGAGGATGACTTCTTCTTGCCGAAGCGTCCAGATGGATCAGGCCCAGATATAGATGTGCTACCTGGCGCTGAGAATTTGGACCAGATAGCAGATATTGAATACTTTAAAAAGAAGATGATTGCTCCTTTGAAGATTCCGTTCGCTAGAGTCGGGATTGGCGATGGTGGTGGCGAGGCTTCTGATAAGTCTTTATCGCAATCTCACTCAGAATTTGCAAAGGCCGTCCAATGGATTCAGCGTGAAGAGGCCGCCCAATTGACTAAAGTGGCTATTATACACTTAGCGTTGAGAGGCTATAGGGTCGAGGATTTGAGAGGTTTCGAATTAGCTTTAACAGCTACTTCGGCTATGGAGGAATTGTATCGAATTGAGACCTGGCAGACTCGGGTTGGTGTGATGACTGATTTAAAGGAGTTAGGCTGGTTCCCGAAGGAGTGGATTGTTACACACTTTACTGATCTATCTCCGGACGAGATTGAAGAATTAGAAGAGATGGAAATGTATGCTATGACTCCTGAGACCGGTGAGGATGAAGGTGGAGGTGGCGGTGGTGGAGGAGGTGGCGGCGGTGGCGGCTTAGGGGGTTTAGGCGATTTAGGCGGTGGTGATGAATTAGGTGGAGATTTAGGTGCTGAAATGGAAGGCGGTGGGGAAGAGCCAGCCGCTGCAGAGGGTGAGGAAGCTCCTCCGCCGATGGAAGGGCTGGACTTGAAGGCTCAAAAGCGGTTAATAAAGGAAGAACTTATAAGGTCAAAGAGAAAGCAAGCGAAGCAGATAGTCGAAAGATGGCATGAGCGGTACGGTAAGAATGAATCAAGCCAGGCTATAAATAGTGGCTTTGATCATTTGCTTGCTCAGAAAGAATTAGATGGCCTTACTAGATCAACTAGATCGTCAGATAGCGTATCAGGCGAAACTATTTTAGAAGATGTGCTTGACCCAAATCTTGATCAGGATAAGATACTTGTAGAGTGGTCTGTTCCTGCCGAAGAGAGGAATCAGGCTATTATGGAAGTTTATGAGGTTTTAACTTCCGATCTTGGCGGTGACAGGGAAGTAGAAGATTCTGACGTAACTGCCGATGATCTACCAACTAGAGTTAGTGA